GGTGACGTCCACCGGAGCGGTGACCTGGACCACGTGCCCTTCTTCGCTGATTACAAAACCCTTCATGGTTTTTCTCCTTATCTCAAAAGTTTGGGGCCTCGGCGAACCGAGGCCCCTGGCGGAACGGCCTTCTGGGCCCTTTATGGCCATACATGGCCACATGCCCGCCGATTTCTAAATCGTTACGACCTGGTCGCCAGGCTGATGAACGGAGATAGCGTCGATCCGCCGCTCTTCGGCGTGAGGGGCTTCTTCCACCACGATTGCCCGTCCACGCGATAGACGAAGCGGAACACGCCCTCATCGGTGAGGAAGTTGACGTGAATCGAATAGTCCTGCCGGACGCCGCCCTTATCGATGATCACGTACTGGTTGAGGTCGGCCAGGACGATATCTCCGGGCGTCCCGAGGACCGCGCCGTGCTCGTGGAAAACTACCGGCCGCCCCATCAGCATCCCGGTCTGATTGCCTTTGTCTCCAGGAGGCGTGTAGAGCAGGATCTGACCCAAGCTCGGAGCTCCCAAAACCAATTGGTAGAGTTGGGGCTCGATCGAAACGTCGGCGAGCCAGACCGCATTTTGTCTGGATGGAACCCAGAGGCGATTCCACATTGCCAGCACATCGGCGGTGGTCAGAACGGCGCCGGAATCGGAGCCGCCCTTTGCCTGCTGGATGGTAGCTCCGGAATTGAGGATCCCGAGCGGCTGGCCCGCACCGGTACCGTTGATGACGGCGTCCTCGACCTTGAACGTCATTTCTTCCGCGAAGGCCTGTCCGATGACCGCCTCAAGTGCAGCGGCGTCTTCCAGGAGCTCATCGGTCGCATAGCACAACGCGATCAGCTTCTGAAGCTGCAGCTCGACGCGCCGGAATTTCGGTTTGCTCGCGGTAAGGGACGCTGCTTCATCGACCCAATAAGCCAGCACTCCGCCCCAGCGGCTGCCGTCCGCTCGGGAATCTTCGTCGATGGCGTTGATCTTCACGCCGTTGGCGTTCCCCGAGATCGGAATCTTCCGGCAGCGGCTCACGATCTGGCCCGTTTGGTACATGCGCATGAGCAGTTCCGCCGAAAAATCCTTCTGGACCAGGAATCCACCGTCCGAGGGAACTTTTTCGCTTTCGCCAGCAGCCGCGGCAAATAATCGGCGGTCGGAGTCTTTGCCTTTTGTCCGCTCATGACGTACCACGGCCAGGAGCATTTCACCGAGGCTCTTGAACTCGGTTTTCTGACCTGGAGCGCCGGCCGCGGCCGCGGCCGCTTCGTTCTGATCTTCGGCGGGGGGTGTATGCCGTTCGCGCTCGAGCAAGTCTTCTTCGCGTTCAATTGATTTTTCGGTCGCCACGAGCGCCTTCAATTCTTCTTCGTAAGCTGCGCTCTCAGCTTCGTTCAGGTCGCGCTTTTCGGCTGCGGCCTTGTCCACCATGGCGCGGAGTTTTTTCTTACTCTCCGTCGCGCGCTGGCGAAGTACCTTGATGTTTGACATCGCTTTCTCCTTCGTAGGATTTGCGCAGATTTCCGCGCCTCGGCGTCATCGGACGCTTACGCTTGGAGCTCTTCGCTTTTTTGTGGAACTGGCCGCAACGGCGGCCGAAACTTTTTAGTGCAGATCGAGCTCGCGCCGGCGCCTGTCGAGCGCTGACATCGCCCGCGGCCCGTGCTCGCAATTCGGATCCACACAATTCTGGTTCGAGCAGTTCATGCAATCATCGGCCTGGCAAGCGTCGCAGGCGCACATGCAATCTTTCTCTTCTAGTGGGCCATCACCGCCCTCATCAGCGCGCGGGCTGTCGCGGTGCTCCGCGCCAGACATTCCGGAGGAGCTTCCCGGCGCGGCGCCAAGCCTCTCGAGGGTTTGATCCAGCGTAGAGACGCGATCGGACATGCGCGCTTTGATGCCATCCCAGGCCAGAACCATGCGGCCCTGGCCGAATCCTTCTCGGACGTCTGCCTGGGAGGCGCCGCGGCCGCGGGCGACTGCTTTGACAAACATTCCGTAGAAAGCATCGACCTTCGACTGCAGTTCGGCGCGAGCCTCGTCAGTCAGCGGCTCGTATTCGTTTCCTTCGGTTTTGAATTTTCCCGCGCTGATCAAAGAAACCTTCACGCCCATCGTCTCGTAAAGTTTGGACAGGTCTTCGTGCGCGGCAAAAACGCCGATCGACCCGATACTTCCCGTCGGCGTGACAACGACCTCATTGCACGCGGACGCTATCCAGTAGGCTGCACTCGCGGCCATGCCGTTCGCCACGGCGATGGTTTTCTTTTTCTTGCGCGAATTATAAATTTCGGTCGCCAGCTCGTCGATGCCGTCGACGGTCCCGCCAGGCGAATCGACGTCCAGAACGATTGCCTTCACCGATGGATCGGCGAGGGCTGCGCGGAATTTCTTGGTCAGATTCTCGACTGAGGTCCCTCCCGAGAAGGAGCTCATCAGGCTTGCGCGCCGGCCGATTACTCCATAGACGGGAATCACGGCGGCCGTTCCAAACTCCTGCTGGCCGCCTCGAGGCCCTGCGGCCATATCTGCCGCCAGGAGCCGGTCTCGGATGTCTTGCTCCGTTAGGCGCCCTCCGGAGGCCCTCAGCATTACCAATTCGGAAATCACGGAGAATTTTTCTGGCAAAATCGCCCACGGCTTGCGGAAAACTTCCGTCACCACGTGGCTATATTTCATTTGCTTTTCTCCTGCAGTGCGGGGCGTACGGTCGTTTTGGAGCCCAGCGCCAGAGCCGCGAGGGCTTCCGGCGCCGTGTCTTCGATCCAATCGAGCGCGCAGCTTTTTTCCTCTGGCTCGACGCAGACGCTAAGCAGCTCGAAATTTGTCCGCGCATAATGCGTCGCCGCTTCGGCCGAGATGCACATCGTCTGCGCGACGAGCGTCGCATGCTCCGCGTAGAATTTTTCCGCCTCGCTCCGAAATGCCGCGGCGTCGAATTCTTTTCCCGCGCGTGCGAGCGCTTTGCGCAGTGCCGTGACTTCTTTCCGGACAACACGGCGCGCGGCCTCCATGGCGAACGCTTTCAGAAGTTTTTCGCCGGATCTGCGGGCCTCTTCGCCCGTATCGTCGGGCAGATCCGGAGGAGGATTGTCAGCCGGGTTCGGTGGCGGCTGTTTCGGCGTATCCTCGGGATCGGGCTCGGCTTGGGCCCCGGCGGGAATCAATTGGGTTCCCGCGGGCACCATGTTCAGCGGCCGCAGGTACTCTAGGCCGCCATCTTCCGGAGCAATGGGGTCCCAGCCTTCGAACTCACAAATACGGTTGGGATTCAGAAATCCCCAATTTCGGCCGATGGCATATGCCTCGAAACGCGTTTTCATGTCGCCGCGCTCCAGAGCGCCTAGCAGGAACTCAGCGAAATATTCATCGCTGTCGCCAAGGCCTTCGCTTACCGGTTCGATGAGATCCGTGTCGATCCGCCGTTCCCACCTGGTCGCGATCCCTTGCATGCAATCGGTTTTGAATTCGATTCCCTGGTGCTCGATGTTGCTGTGGGTCGCGCGATCGAGCATCCCGATTTTGTGGGGAGGGACGCGATACATTCCGCAGATCTCGATCGCGGTCGCACTTTTCGCTTCGAGGAATTGGGAATCCTTATTCGAGACCCCGATTGATTTGAGCTCGAGGCCTTCCTCGAGGACGGGAGTCTTGAATCGGTTCTCGCCCGTTTGCGACGTCCGATAGCTCTCTTTGAATTTCGCCCGAGCCGAATCATCCTTGAATTTTCCGGGATGCTTGATCCAGGTCTTTGTGGTTGCGTCATTCTGGAAAAAACGCTCGCCGTAATCCTGCATCCCGAGGCCTCCGCCAATTGTCTCGCGTTGCACCGCGATCGGGCTCAGGCCCACCAGGCCGTCGGAAGAAAGACCGCGCAGATGGAAAATCTCTTCTTGCATGTACCACTTAACGTCGCCTACGAAGCGCGAGCGCACCTGGTACTTCAGTTTGCCGTTGGGGAGTCTGTAGACCTGGACCAGGTCAGGATGCAAGGGGACGAGCTGGTCGATCGCTCCGCGCGGGCCCGGGACAATATGCGCGAAGGCATTTCCACGGAGATCGAGGTGCGCCTGCATCATCTCGATGAATTCGAGAGAGGTTTGCCACTGGTTTGGCGAATCGTGCAGGACTTTGTACAGAGGATGCTCGCGCGCTCGTTCCTTTCCGCCATTCGGCAACCGGCGGAAGATCACGAGGGGGCATGTCGCCAGTGTTTCCGATCGGACGCGGACGCAGGCAAAGACGGCAGATAGGCGCATCGCCGTCTCCGGCGTGACGGCCATGCCCGCGGCTGAGTCCCATCCTGGTCGCGAATACCAGTAGTCGTCCCAGGGAGGTAGCGCCGATCCCGTCGCCACCGCCCACATTCCGCGCGCGCGAGCTCCCAGGCGTCGGAAGAGGCCTGGTCTTTCTCGCCCGAATGTCACGCGGCTTGCACCTCGAGGACTTCCACTTGCGGGAGCCTGATCTTTGCGGCCTTATCGGCGAGCGAGCAATGTTTCGCGTGCTTCCTGACGATGA